GCTACAACTGTTGAACCGTCTGGCATTGCAATATTTTTAAATATATCACCACCGCCACCTGGTATTGTAATTGTTTTCGTTGCACCTGAACCTGAAGCAGTTACACCAGAACCTACAAAGTTTAATGTTGAGGCTGCTGTTGATAAAGAAGAGCCTTCTTCTTGTACAGTTAATTGAGCTGCGCCTGCAATTGTTAAAGTGTCACCTGTTAAACTTGTTGTAACACCACCACTACCTGTAATTTTTAAAGATTCGCCAGCGTCTAAAGTTGTAGTTGTAGATGAATCATCAACAATTGTTAATAATGCACTACCTGTGCCTTCAGCTAATTCTTTAACTGTAACAACATCGCCATTTACTGGCGCCGTGCCAAAAGTTAAAGTTGTGCCTGAATATGAAAAGTCATTTGTTGGTCTTTGAAAAACACCATTGACAAATACTAAAAATTGTTCAACTGATTTTCCACTTGATACAGTAAAACCTGTTGTTGAACCATCACCTGTAAATGCTCTAACAACACTTGAAGACATGAAAGTATTTGTGCCTTCAACTAATTCTTTAATTGTAATTACATCATTATTAACAGGAGCCGTGCCAAAGGTTAAAGTTGTTCCTGAAACTGTATAATCCGTAGTTGGTCTTTGGAAAACACCGTTTAAGAATACTAAAATATTTGATACTGTTGCACCACTTGTAACTGTAAAAGTTGTATCTGAACCGTCACCTGTATAACCTCTTACATCACCGCTTAATGGAGATGATGAATCACCGCCACTACCTGAACCGCCAATTAATTTGATTGTGCCTGAATCGTTTATATAAAACTTTTTGGCGCTAGTATCAATTCCTACCTCACCATTAGCTAAATCACTAGTGGTTGGTGTACTTGTTCCTCGCTTTAGCTTTATAATTGTCGCCATTAATAATATCCCTTATTCAGTTGACGACTAATTAAAATGTTCCGCCGTCAACCGTAGTTACTGTTACCGCTCCCGAGCTGACTGTAAAGTTATCTGAACTAAATGAAGCAACGCCTTTATTTGAAGCTGTTGCTAACTCTCCTGCGATAGTTAATGTTTGTCCTGAAATTGTTGCGTCAACACCTTCACCACCTGCTACTGCAATAGTTTCGCCTAATGAGATATTAGAAACAGTTGAACTGTCATCTGAGAAACTAATTTGAGCACCTGATAGTTTTGATATTGCGATACTACCTGCTAACATTGCATTTGTAATACCAGAAGCTTTAACTCTTAAAGCGTCTGAGTTTACTTCAATAGATGAATCATCTACTGCAACATTTAAAGTATTTCCTGATTTTGTTAATGCGTCACCAGCACTTATTTGACCTGCACCTGAGAATTGTACAAATGTAATATTTGTAGAACCAAATGTTGGTGTGCCATTGTGAGTTGCAACATAACCGTTATCAGCGTTTGCTGTTCCTTCTTCAACGAAGAAGAAAGTACCGCCTGTTAATTCAGAGGCTGTGTCTGCGTCTGGTGTTCTTGTAAGTACGAAAGCCGCACCTGCACCACCAGTTGCTGTAACTTTGTATATACCGTTTTGTACTGCACTAGCTTGGTCTTTAATAAGTAATCTGTCATCTGCTACAACAGCAGCGCCATCTACTGATAATGCACCGTTAGCGTCAGCAGTTAAAGTACCGTTACCATTATTATAAGTTACGGCAGCTAAAGCACTTGCTGTTGCAAGTCTAACTGAATCTTTAACATCTAAACCGTTTGCAACACTATCCACATATGCTTTTGTAGCTGCGTGTTGGTCAGCAGTTGGGTCTGTTACATTTATAATTTTACTAGAGTTAACATCAACATCACCTGAACCGTTAGGGTCTAAAATTATATCACCATTAGAATCTGTTGATGAGATTGTATTTCCGTTTACTCTTACATTGTCAACATCTAATTGAGTTACACCTGCAATTGCTGTGTTTGAAGCACCAAGGGCAACAGCAGTTGTACCAAAAGTAACTGAACTGTTTGCCAACATTGCGTTAGAAACTGTGCCTGTATCACCTTGACCTACTAGAGTACCAGCTGAACTTGGTAAAGTGTAAGTTTGATTACCAGAAAATGCTGAGTGAGCAGGTGCTTGTAAAGCTGCATAGTGAGCGTTTGAACTTTCACAATATAATCTTATTTGTGATTGAGCACCATCATTTTTTACATCAATAATACCAGTTGTAAATGTAATTCTATCATTACCACCAATTTTAAAATGAATAGTATCATCTGTATCAGCTGTAATAGATGTATCAGCGTCAGCGTCTAAAACTAACTCTGTACCATTCATATCAAGACCGTTAAATACGGCATTGTTATCAAAACTGATTGTCATTGTATCGCCTGATAAAGCAGTTGCGATACCTGTACCACCTGTAATTTTTAATGTTTCAGTTAATAGGTTAATAGATGTTGATGTGGAACTTTCATCAACTAAAGTTAGCGTACTTGCTGGAGCTGCAAAAGATAAATTACCAGAACCGTCAGTTGTCAACACATGGCCATCTGAACCATCTGAACTAGGTAATGTTAACGCTAAATTTGAACCTACTGCATTAGGAGATTTAAGAGATACAAAGTTTGAACCGTTATTTGTACCTTCTAAAAATTTAATTGTACCACCGACTGTGGCAGAATTTCCTACATTGATTGTTGATATTGCTGAATTACTATCTACTGTCATTGCTGACGAAGCAGTTAGTGTACCATCTACATGGTCTAATTTATCTGAGAAGTATTGACCGCCAATAACTGTAATATTATTTGCGTCACCGTTTCCATCTACGCCACCCTCACCAATAAATAATCTATCTCCTAGGTTTGCTTGTGTACCTGCACCAAAAGTGTAGGCCATTTCTCCTAGTTTTAGCGTTGAAGGAGCGGAAGTATTCGAACTTCTTTTTATCTGAATTACTGTTGACATTTATAGCTCCTAAAAATTGCCTCCGTTAAACACTAATGTTCCTGAAGTAGTATCTAACTCGTTTCTTGTTTTAAATTTATCAGAGGAGGCGTCATACTGCAATAGACAACCATCATTTAGACTACTAGAATCAACATCTGTAAGATTTCGTAACCTGTTAACATTTTCAACACTAACATTGGTACTAGGTACCTGTACAGAAACTTGTTGTGGTCCTGATGATGTACTAGAGTTAATATTAGCCCTTACACCGCCAGTCTGATTAATTCTAGCTTTTACCATGAGTCCTCTCTCTTTTGTAATATTTATAACGAAAAGTATCTGAGGAGAAAACTAATTATACTTTAGGATTGACAGTAATAACGCCTTCTATGACTCTTGTTACTGTACTTGAAGATGTTTGAGTAATATAAACATCATAAACATATCTCGCTGGTGCGTCTAAGGCGCCTGTTTGTGTATCGTTTAATGATAATGTTATTACGCCTGTCGCCGTATCAGCTGCAATTTGTGTTGTAAATGATATATTAGAACTAGCACCATAACTTTTTGCAAGTTTGGCTTCAGTAGTATAACCTGCTAGGTCTACTGCGTTACCATCTGAATTAGTTACAGTTACATCTGAACTGAAACTAGCTCCTTGGTCTATTCTAAGATTTGCTACCGCTGCCATTGAATTGTTTTACACCTTCTTGTATTTTACCATTATAGTAATTAGTTAATACTTCAATCTTTTCCAATTCAATTTCGTGTCGGATTTTATTTTGTTGTATCTCTTGCCTAGCAGCTATAATATTTCTAAGCTCTATTGGCATTGTTTCAATGTCGTAATCTTTACCGTCAATTGATATAACATTCTTTGCTTCTTCAGCCATTATGTAACCTCAGTTTATAATTTTTTATTTTCTTTTTTAATCTGTGAGATAAGTTTTGCTTTGGTTAATCTCTTGTCTAATTCGACACCAATTTTTCTACCAAGTTTTTCTAACTCAGTTTTTGTTTTCTTTTCTAAACCTTTTGTATCAATTTTTTTAACTTCGTTTTTTAATACTAATGGTTTTTTTATTGAAAAAAAACTTTTAAATTTATTCCATAACTTTTTCATAATTTTTCCTCTATTAATTCTGATATTTATATCGTAATATTACGACACCTGAACCGCCAGCACCACCTAGTTGTCCTGGTCCAGCAGCTCCTTGAGAACCACCGCCTCCGCCGCCGCCTGTGTTTGCTGTACCGCCTGTAGCAGCAGGACCACTTCCATCTCCTAGATTTGAACCATTACCACCGCCGCCAGTACCACCTACACCACCTACTTTTGATGAAGGAGAAGCTTGTAAACCTCCGCCTCCGCCACCTGCGTAAGATACACTTGAACCTGTTATTGAGTTTGCTGTTCCAGCACCGCCAGCTGCAGCTGGAGCAGGACCGCCTGGACCCATATTTGCTCCTACACCGCTGTGGCCACCGCCACCGCCGCCTCCTACATTTTGATAAAGAGGGGAAGCAGGACCACCAAAACTAAAATAACCTGTACCACCATTACTACCTTGAGGTGGAGAAACTGGTGGAGTATTTCCATTTCCACCTGGTCCGCCATTATAATAATTTCCACTACCACTAAAAGGACCTGACGAAGAACCTCCGCCTGAACCTCCTGGGTTTCCATCTCTGACAGGTGTATCTGGATTTCCGTTACCACCATAACCGCCACCTGCTGATGTTATTGTACTGAATATTGAATTAGCACCATTAGCTGAGTCTGAAGGACCTGAAGGTCCGCCATTTCCTCCAGCGCCACCGGCACCTACTGTTATAGGATAAGTTTGTGCTGTAACTGTTGTACCGCCTGTATCAGGTGCTGGGTCATTTGTTCTAAAACCACCTGCACCTCCACCGCCTCCGGCACCGCCGCCTCGGCCACCACCACCGCCACCAGCAACTACTAGATAAGTTACTGTATGACTTTGGTTACTCGCTGAAGCAACTACAAAGTTACTTGATGAATTGAAAGTATGAATTTTATAATTACCAGATGTAGATTCTGTACCGCCAGTAGCATTAATATATGAAGGTGCCTCTAAGTCTGCAACATTTGATTCGTTAGTATATAACCAACCTTTTGTACCATCTACATAAACTAAAACAACACTTGCTCTTGTTGTATCTAATTCTGAATTGTTAGCAGCCCCTTGAATGTTTGAACTGTTACGAGCTATTGTACAAGAGTTAGTTTGAAAAGTAGCCGCATAATCTTTTATTGCAACATAATCACCTGCGCTTGGAGAGGCAGGTAAAGTCATTGTAATTGCACCTGAAGTTGTATTTACAAAATAACCTTTTCCAGATACCATGGTTGTATTTGATGTTACAACTGTTTGCCAATCAAAGGCTAATACTGAAGCAGAACCACCTAATGCTAATGCACTACCATTTAATGTAATACTTGAATTTGCTAATTTTGCATTTGTAATAGAACCGGCTAATTTTGCGTTTGTAATTGTGCCATCATTTATATCGGCAGCTACAATTGTACCGTCTTCTAATTTAGAAGCGTCAACTGAATCGTCTGCAAGACCTGATTTTGTTACTTTTGTTAATGCCATGTTTTATCTCTTTTTACTATTTATATTAGTTTTGATACTTATATCTTAAAATAACAACACCTGAACCAGCGTTACCACCTGCACCATTATTTCCTCCACCGCCTGAACCACCGTTACCTTGATTTGCGTCACCAGCGGTGCCTGGTGATGATGGACTTGAAGGTGCTCCATCTCTACCATGTGCCCAATTTGTACCATTGGCGTTAATATTTCCTGATATTGGAGTAGCTGCACTTGTTGGCCAAATTAAATTTGGCGCACCTGTTCCTCCTGAAGAAGAACCCCCTCCAGAACCTGAGCCACCTATACCACCTCCACCTGCACCTATGCTTGGATGTGAGCCGCCACCTGGATTTCCTTGAGGTGGTGAAACTGGTGGAGTATTACCAGCGCCAGCACTTCCTGGTGCTCTTGCAGCTCCACCGCCTGAGCCTCCAGAGCCGCCTGTCGAAGGATAGTTTCCACCTCCTCCGCCTCCGCCACCAGCAGATGTTATAGTTGAAAATGTTGAAGTAGAACCGTTATTATTAGGAGCTGTTCCTCCTGGTTGGTTTGCTGGACCGCCTGAACCACCTGCACCAACTGTAATAGGATAAGTTTGTGATGAAACTGTAATTGTAGAACCTCTTAAAGGAGATGGTCCATAGGTGCCACCTGTTCTATAACCGCCGCCACCTCCGCCGGCACCACCAGCTGTTCCATTATCGTGACCGCCTCCGCCGCCGCCACCTCCAGCAATTACTAAATATGAAATTGCACTTGGACTTCCACCTGAATTACCTATTGATGATACTACAAAATTTCCTGATGATGTAAATACATGAATTTTATCATCGCCGTGCGTTGTTACAATATTACCACCTGTAGCAGATGTATAGGCAGGTCCTTCTAAATCGCCTACATTATGTTCGTCTGTGAATAACCAACCTTTTGTTGCGTCAACATAAACTAATGTTACTTGAGCTCTATTTGTTTTTATTTCACTATTGTTTGTAGCACCTTGAATTTTGTGTGAGTTTCTTGCAATTGTTAAATTATTTGTAGCAAATGTTCCTGCATAATCTTTTATTGAAATAGTATCACCAATTGAAGCACTTGATGGTAATGTCATTGTAATTGCACCAGATGTGGTGTTTACAAAGTAACCACGATTTGCAACCATAGTTGTATTTGAAGTTATAACAGATTGCCAATCTACACCTGCATTAGCAGTTATAGCTGCACCTAAATTAACAGCGGTACTGTTAATTGTAAATGAAGAATTTGAAAGTTTTGCGTTTGCTATGGTAGAGTCGGCCAGTTTAGCACTTGTAA